TGTTTACCGCAGATTGGTACGGCAACGAGCCTATTAAACCGCCCGCTAACCCGGCTGCGTAGCCTGTTGTATTTTGGTTAAACGTAGGCCAAGTAAACGTGCCAGTAGAGAAGTCGCCCGAGGTTGGGGTGCCTAAGATTGGGGTTACAAGCGTAGGGGTGTTGGCAAACACTAGCGCGCCCGTACCCGTTTCGTCAGTCATTGCTAGGGCTAAGTTGGCGCTAGACGGCGTTGCAGCCCAAATACCTACGGCGGCGACAGCGAAGTCAATGGTGCCTGTAGTAGTGATTGGGCCACCTGTTAGACCTGTACCTGTGGCTACCGAAGTGACCGTGCCGCTACCACCACCACCGCCTGATGTGGTGGGAGGTTGAGGTGGTGGGCCAAGTTGCAGCTCATCCAAAGAAACTAGGTTGCTACCTGAGCCTGAAAGGGTGTAGAGGTTAAATAAAAACCGATACCATTCAGTTGATATAAGCCCTGTATCGGCGTTTATTAACGGAACCCGCGGTGCGGGGATGGTAGTTAGATTACTAGGCATTTGTGCCGCTTAAAATCAATTCAGCACCCATAATGACTATTTTAGAAGGATCGGTGCCTGAAATCTCATAAACGCGGTCACGAAGCTTAATCGTCATGCCAAGGCGACGCCAAATAGCACGGCGGTAATATTCACCAATTTTGCCAACAGATACCCAATGTTCGTTTGACCAAGTATGGCCGCCGTCATCTGACCAACGAAGCATTACTTGGGGATCTTGCGCTTGACCTGTGTTTGTACCAACACCTGCCTCGCAATCGAGTTGCAATGAGTGCTGCGCGGTGCGTTTTAGGTTATTAGTGCCTGTAGGAAGCGCTCTCCATGAGCGAAGCCATTTTTGAACAGCGCCATTATCGTCATAAACATTTAAGTCAAAAGCGTATAAATTGCCGTTTAAGTAGTCGCCAATAACGGTTTGGCTTTGGTAATTCATTTGGCAATTTGAACGATGGCGGGTAAAGTATCCATTTTCAAAACCTGCACGCTCATGCCATGCGCCTGTAGCTACATCAAATACCCAGGTCTTATCAACCGTTGGAAATATCAAAACGTAGAAAGCATGACCTTCTTGCTGGTATGTGTACGCAAGCGCGTTAGATACGTCGCCGTAGCTTTGGATAGCAAATTCAACAGCGTGGGTAGATACGCGTTTACCCCTATAGCCTTCGCCACGGTAAACGATGCCATAACCCCGAGGGTCATTGCCAAGCCAAAACAGCGTGTTATCGAGTTTTGCTACCGAGTAAGGGGCTAGGCACCCTAACTCGTTAAAAGCGCCTTGGATGCGCGCAAAAGGGAAATTAGCGGTACCCGCGTTATACCATACCTCAACAGTATCTGTACCAAACACCCAAAGCTCACGTTGATCTACGTTAATAGCCTGAACTAAGTCAGGCGATCCTTCAGCGCTAGCAAACGCTAATGGTTTGGCTATTTGGCTCATTAAACACAAAATAACCATCTAAATAGCCTACGGTTACTGCGCCGGGGAAGTCTGGGTCAGTAATTTGAACAAAAGTATTAGCTACTTCGTCGTAAATATAACCTTGAGGATTAGCGGCAAAGAATATTTGGGTGCCGTTATCTGCAATGGATACTGGGCCTGACCCAGCAATATTGCCTAATTTGGTTGGGAAATACCCTGCGTCAATTTTAAAGACTTCGTTGCCTGACACAACGTAGGCGTCTGTGCCGTTAGTCTGATGCGACCATAGGGCGCGGATTGGGCCTTTGCCGATAGTGGCAAGTTTACGCAGCCCAGGCGTTCTATTTAAAAAACCGTTTTCTTTGCCCGCATCAGGCGTAGCTTCTGGAAACAAATTGACCATTACGTTGTCCGCAGCATTGATGCTGCGGGCAACATACGATTGCCCCAAAATATGCGATTTCATTAATAATTACCAGCAAAGATATTAAAGCGCTGACGGGTAGCCACAATGCTGTAAGGCAAGGACATAATATCGTCAGGGTTATTAATGCGCTTGAGGTTACGCTTGGAAGTCATTGCAATTCTAGCTACATTAGGAGGCGGTTCAATACCAAATTCAGTAGCTATTTCACACGCTAAGTTGTACTTAAAGCACCTTAAATAGCCTGGGGGAAATGTTAAATTAGTCGCTAAAACAGCGGGTGTGGTTAATTCAGTAACCGAAACAAAATGCCATTCCAATGCTTTTGTAGGCACTGGGTATACATACATCTCAATATTAGGGTAGCTCATGTTAACCCACATGACTTGTGGGTACGTGGAAGTCACCGTTTTAACCGCAATACCATTGTATTGCTGTTGGTTAATAAGTTTAATACCGTATGAAATGCCGTTAGTTGGATCTTTAAAATAAGTTGAATCCTCTAACAAAATAGGACGATTACCCACAAAATTACCTGTAGGGCCTAATGTTCTAGAAATTTGATTATTCGGCCAAGTAAAAACTTGATCTTGAGTTGAAAAAACGGTTAAACGCTCAGTATTCCACGAATCAATCATTTGATTCAAAGCGTTAAGAGCATCGTTAGAAGTATTGGCTGAAGGTGTTTCGCCCTCGGCAAGCATACCAATTAAACGTAATGCTGCATTAATTTGATCTCCGGCGGTTGTCGCCATAGCCTACTCCTTACTGTGCGGTTTTACGACGTCTTTTTACTTCCAGTGTGTTAACAGGAGCCGCAATTACTTCTTGTTCTACTTCTTCTACGATTTCTGGCTGCGTATCCAATTCGTAGCGTTCCCAACCATTTGCTTCGTCATTTTCTGCTTCGGCATCTATTGTAGCAACTTTAGTACCATGAACAGGATGTTTTAAATAAATTATAGGCATGATTTTTTTAGTTAGATAGGGGCCAAAGCCCCTATGTATTACACAACTGTAAAGTTCACACGATAAACGGGGAATGTCACAGTATTAGCAAGCGTACCAGTTGCGGCAGCACGAATACGCAAACGGTCGCCAGCGGCTACAACTAAATTGGCTGCGGTGCCGTTTAAAGTCAACGTACGTGCAGCATTAGCTGTTAACGCAGTTCCACCTGTAGCTTTGGTAGTATTAGCATCGGTTGCGGCTAACATTACAGCCGAACCAGAACCAGTTAAACCTAAGTTGGTGATGGAAAAAGTGATAAAGTTTGTGTCACTAGTTGTAAGCGCATCTACACCAGAAAACACAGCGGATGTCAGTGTACCTGCTGCGGGAGCAATTACAAAAACATCACTATTACCAGTAGTAGCGATAGTTGCACCTTGTTGCGATGCAGTAGAACCATTAGCAATATTAGATAGAATTTTTGATGTGCTATCAATAACTGCGCCTGTAATCGTAGTGCCAGAAGTTAATTCAGGGTCGCTAAAAGCAACCCCTACAGATTTGGTATTAGGCATAATTTTTCCTTAAAAAGAAACCTGCCCCGAAGGGCAGGGTATTACATTAAACGATTAAGCAATACGGTAGCAAGTCCAAGTACCTTCGCCTGTTTTACGGGCGCGGAACCGAGCTGAAGTAGCTTCAGTTACAACTGCATTACCAACAATTGTCCAGCCTGTGCCAACAGTCAACGTAACGTCGTCAGTTGTTGCATCAGCGTTAATGACAATAAAGTCAAACGCTGCATCAACTTTAGTTGCGCTAGAAATATCAGCTTCAAGCAAAGCTACGGTTGGTAGAACTAAATTGCCAGCAGTACCGTTAAATACAAACAAGCCATTTGCTAACTGAGCTGCGGTTGCAGTTGCACCAGCAGCTAAAGTTGTTGGAGCGCCTTGCACAAACAATAATGCTTCACCGACGTTACCGTCGTTAACTTGATAACCACCTGCACCATTTGGGAGAGCCATGATGAAATTCCTTTAAAAAATATATTTAAAAAGCCCCCGCTTGCGCGGGAGCGTTTAGATTTAACCCCAGATACGGCAGGCCATTTGTGGACGAATCGTGCTAAAGCCATACAGAACGTCAATACGGCAAGGCAAACGGTCGTTATTGATGTCGTACTGACGTACAACACGCATAGAGATACCGTTGTGAACTTGGCGGGAAGCCATGTCTACACCTTGTGGCAACAACAAGTCAGCGGTCGCAAAAGTGATCGCATCTTTGTGGTAAACCAAGTTTTGAGCGTATTGGCTAGTAGCAGCACCAAACATCGTTACTACAGCGCCAGCAGCAGGGAATGAATCCACAGTTGCAAGAGCGTTAGCAGATGTATAGATAGCTGGGCTAATAGACAAAGTAGTTGTTGCACTAGCACCAGTAACAGCAGCGGTTACGGTGAACTGTTGCAGGCTACCTGTAGACTCACGGGTTTGTGGGTTAACAGCGTTTACGCCAGCGATTGTAAATATATCGCCTACGTTCCAGGATTGTGAGCCACCTGTAAAGCTAATACCTAAAGTAGCTTGGCCTTGTGTAGCTACAGTTGTAGTTACAGTAATAGCTGTACCCCAAGTACCAGTGGTGTGTTGCTTGATAGACTGGCTCATGTTGATTTCTTCGTAGCCCAACACACCCATGCCCATCATGCCGTTCTTGAATTGACGGCTGATTGTGTCTGTAGGATTAAACAGACCTTTCATGCCTTCAACCAAACCTGCGTTGGCTGCTGGGTTAACAGTAGCGTAACGTGGGGACATAACAGCAGCGTTTTCGTTCAACTTCTGTTGAGCTTGTAACAGCACCAATGAAGTAGAAGGAGTTGTGCCAGGTGTACCAACTGCGCTATAGATTGCTTTGTAGCTGTTTGCTACGTCTGCATCAATAGAAGAAGCCAACTGCGAAATACGTGGTTTTAGAACACGCTCTGCGAAGTCATCTAACTGCATGGTCAATTCAGCAGAGGTGAAGTTAACACCAATGTGCTTTTGTGACGCTACAGTCAAAGTTGTGAACTGCTCGTTGTCGTCCTGAACTTGCAGGGCGGCACCGTCAGTTACCAAAGCGCGGTCTGGTAGACGAATACGGAGAGTAGAACCGATTTTTGCGCCTTCAACAGCAAAAGAATCGTCATACTGGCGATTTACGTTACGTGTGAGTACAAGGTTGTTCTCGAGGATTTCGAGAGCTTTTCTTGTAATCATGTCGATGGTTAAGATCGAATTTGACATAATAAAGTCCTAATTAAAAAATAGTTAGCGGTTTCTCTGCGCTTCCCACTTCTTGATCTGACGTTGGCGTTCCGCTTCAATCCACTCTGACGTACTCATCGATTTAATCGAACGAGGGTCGGTCGTGTCTGTTGCAGGCGATCCAGAGGATCTTGCCGTAATCGGAGCAATTGGTGCTGGGGCGCTCGAAGTCTTTTTTACAACTGGGTTATCAGCTAATTTAGCCTCAATTTTCCCTAATTCTTTGGCTTGTTGGAGAGGTGATAAACGAGAAATACGCTCCGCTTCTTTTGGATTAGACCCTAGGTAATAAGCCATATCGGGGCCAACTTCAGAAGATTGAATCGTTTGAGCCATTTCATTAGTGATTGGAAGTTTGGGGTTGTACGCAACTTGTTCAAAGTCATCGTACTTATTCCGAGCTTCTTCTTCTCTGTCGTGAAATGCCTCAAGAGTTTCGGACTGCATCCTAGCTTGTTCACGCCTAGCAAGCAATTCTTCTGCCTTACGTTCTGCCAATAAATCGGCATATTCTTCAGGTGAATTAAACTGCTCAATCGGCGGGATTTCTACTGGAGTTTTAAGCTGCTTTTCAGCGGCTTTAGCTGCCTGTTCTCTTTCCCACTTACGTTGTTCTCTAGCAAGTCGTTTACCAATAGCGGCATCAAGTTCTTCTTGTGAGAAGGTCTTGGGTGCTTCTGCTGCTGGCTCTACTGCTTCCGGCGCTGTTACTTCAGGTTCAGGTGCAGCCGTTGCCACCTGCTCTGGCGCGGATACTTCCGCTGGTACTACTTCTTGACTTTCGTCCATTTCGATGTTTCCTTAGAAACCCTGGTGTATCGCGCCAGTACGATTTAATTCTTTAATTACTCGTAGACTACTGTAAAAGTAGCGGTATTTGCAAGCACAATGTACAAACCTTTGTTAAAAAAGATTCCGTTCGGAAAACTTAAATACTGTGTGCCTGCTGATACTGTAATGGTGTTTGCAATTTTTGGATCGCTAGCGTTTTTAGCCTGGCTGTCATATACAGTCAAAGTGCCGCTAGAAGATGTCGATACAAAAATGCCGTAAAGTTTACCCGCACCGACTTTTACTTGTACGGTTGCATCTGAATATGTGTAGTTTGCCATGTTAATTCCTTACGCCAAAAAGCGAAGTTTATAAAGGGTTGTTAAATACAGCTCAATAATACCGTCAATTAAGTTCTGCAACGGCGCGTCTGATTTATCACACACATCGTAACGCATCACTTCTAACTCGGCAAGTTGATCTTCTAAAAATTCAAGGACGTTATTGGTTTTTTTGGCTGATGCTAATGCAATCGGGCCAATTAGACCTTTTCGGCCTTGGTAGGCTTCGGCAAACGCATCTGCTCTGTCGATAATGTTCTCGTAAAACTTTTGTAACGCCTTGTGTTTAGCGTAGCTACGGGTGTTCAAATGTGCGGAATGAGTAACATCCCGCGCTAGAAACAACATTCCTATAAATTTTTCGCAACTCATTGTGGCATCATCCCTTCAGGTGGCATTTGTTCTGGAGGCATCATCTCAGGCGGCATCGGCTGTTCAGGTGGCATTTCGGGCATTTCCATCGGTTCACGCTGTAATTCGCCGCTAACCAAATCGCCCGTATCTAAAGCGGCTGCAATGGTACCCATGACAATATCTTGGATCTGTTCTGGGGTCATGCCTGCGGAAACAGCGCTAATTCGCTGGGTTTCAGCCTGATATGCCTTAATGTCAGCTTCAAAGTTCTTGCGTTCCAAATCTTGTGCTTCCATTGATTTATTGACGTTTTGCAACATTTGAGCCATACCTTCCATTTCCTGAGCCATAGCTTGCATTTGTTGCTGTGCAGCTTGCAAAGCCGGATCTTCGTCAGTATCGGAAATGAGCTTAGGATCAATCGTTTTAGCCAAGCGTTTAGACATCTCTTGGGCGCCAGGCCAATCCATATTCTTGACAAACAAATCGCCAGCCACTTTCCAAAGCTCGGGATTACCCTGAAGAATTTGAGCCATAGCTTCAAGGGCTTCTTGACGTTTAGTCATGTAGCCTGGGCCTGTGGTAGCCACAACATCATAGATACCGACGCTTGGGTTGTAGATTTTTTCAATCACAACGCCTGTTTGGTCAACGATTTTTTTGACCGCTTCAGGCTGGTCAGGGTTTAACTTAACCATTGACACTTCACCATCAACACCTACGATGCGAGCAATACGCTCGGTGTCGTAAATCTTAGGGATAAGGTCAATTAACTGACGGGTTGCAAAACGAATTGCTTTAGTCAGGTTGTCGCCGTAGTGGAATGTACCCACATCGCCTTGGCGTTCACGGGCAAGAATAGCTTTCCCCGAGCGTTCGTTGCTTGTGGCACCTAAGCTCGAGTCATACTGTCCAGTAGTGGACTTGATATCATCAGAAGCGCCCATTTTGGCTTGGATAAGCCCAGTTTGTGCCAAAGGAGGTGGGGCGCGTTGTGGAAGTGGCAAAGTAGCGCCCATTCCATCAGTTACGTCGGGGTTTACCTCTAAATACGGCCAATTGGTTGTATTAGCGGTTTTCCACTGCATTTCATAACCTTCAAATTGACCGCCATAACCGATAAACGGTGCTTTTGGAGCCAATGCAAGCATTTCTGCCTCTTGGGATACCCAGTAGTTGTACATACGCTGTGCATCTTTGGCGTTTCTAACCAAACCAGACACATAAATACGGCCATCTACCTCAAATTCGTTGCCTACCACGCGGATTACGGGGATCCATTTGCCTGCCCATTCTTGCTCTTGGAGGACTTCATAGCCATTGGACTTCATCCACATGACTTTTTTGACATCTACAGTGCGGGTTTTAAGGGGTTTTAAGCCCATTTCTTTCATATTTTTATCTTCAAGGCTGCCATCGTAAAACGATTGATTGCCAGGATATAAATTTAGCTTAGTTGGGGTATGTTTGTAGTAAAAATACTCAACAATACGAATGGTGTTCTCATTAATCCATTGGGATAGTGATTCATCGCCTACACCTTGGGACATAATTGAAGTAATTGGAGCTGCGTCGGGGTATTGACGCTCGTATTCGTCTTTTTCAATATCTTGGCTGATAAAACACCACTCGGCGTCGCAGCCAGCAGGGTCTTGAATCATTGGATCCATGTAAACGCTAAATGCGTTACGAATACGCCCTAAACAGATGTCTTGATCGAATGAGTCGTCGTTGCAAAACTCAGTCAAAATGCGAAAATAGCCTTCACCGTACGTTACTTGGTTCTCGCAGGCGGTGTCATACACCACATCGGCGTCAGACATATACTCGATATGGCGAACCATACCTTCAAAAATCTCTGCTACTTCAACGTCGCCTTTGTCGTCCGCAGGGCTTACTTTTCCAGAGGGTCGATTTTGACGTTGTTCGTTTGTTACCTGTTTGACGTGCTGCGGTAGTTTGTTGATAGTCAGGCATGGGCGCGCGTTAATAGTCTGCCCTTGGACAGAGCCGCGGGTGGCTAGTACGTCAGCAGGCCATTGCCATTGGTTGTCTGGCGAACCAGCCATAAACCGTAAATCATCTAGCTCATCCTCGCGCGATTCAGAATACGCAGCCATTGCCATCTGAAAGCGATGGCGCATAGTAGCTAATGAATCTGACTGATCGTTTGGGGTAGATGTAGGGTTGCTACCTACGTTGGCTACTTTGCCAACAATATTCATCGAGGTTTGGTCATACGCCATTTAGTATTCCAATCACATCAGGTTCGCGCATCATCAACAATTCTTCGCCGTCAATGGTGACCTTTTGCCCAGAATACTCACCGAATAGCACATGGTCACCTTCTTTGACGTTCATAGGTTCAATATGCCCTTTCGGACTTTTTTTACCTTCACCAATTGCCACAATGATACCGCTAAAAAGTTTGTTTTGGGGTAAAACTATTAAATCCGACAACTTTTCTATATCTTGACGAATTAGAACACAGTTACTTAACGGCTTTAAACTCATTTTTTAGTCTTACCTTTTGAGGCGTCGCGCTTTACTGAATACGCAATCGCTACTGCCTGCTTGACGGGCTTGCCACTTTTGACCTCAGCCTTGATGTTCTGACGGAACGCTTCTTTGCTTGCGCTTTTCTTGAGTGGCATATTAGCTTTCTGTATGAATAATAATGTAATTTAGCTTAATTGCTTCGCTGTACGCATTGTTGGTTACGTTTTTAAGTTCTAGCGTAAACGATCCATCTGCTATTGCTGCAACAAATACGTTGTACGCACCTAGTGTGCCGCCAGACGCTACGTTAGCTATAACGGCATCTCTAGCGCTAACAGCGCTGCACGTTACTACAAACACGGCGTTAGCATTAGGTGCCATTTGCGCGTTAGCGGTAGTAATCTGACCTGATGGGGTGTTAAGTGTTACCCCTGTAGTCTTGTTGTTTGTTTGCGTTACGGTACCAAACCGAGCAGCAGAATAGCCTAATGTTCCGTTACTAACGATGTCAGTAGCGCTAACCACGTCTGCATTGATAATGTTTTGATCTTCATATGCCACGCCGATCGGTTTAGTGTTTGCCATAACTATTTTGCTTTCTTTACGGGTTTAGCCGTTTTAGCTGATTCTTTAAAGTCCTTCGCAGTAGGCGCGCCTTTAGCGCCAACTTTACGCATCCTCTCACCACTACCAGCCGCAATACGAGCCTTTTTTGCGTGAATATTCGCGTACAACCCAGGTTTTGTTGCCATTTCATTCTCCTTATTTTTTACCGCAGTTCCAATTTTTGAGCGAGGCTTTTGCGCGCGAGGCGTCGCCTTTGGCGTTTTTAACAACGCCTGACATTCTGGCACAGAAGCTGGCTTTTCGACCGGCGTCGGCTTTAGTCTTAGGATTTGGCGCAGGCGCCTTAAGATTTGCATTATTTTTTGCATTGTATTCAGCCCTTCCTTTGGCAGTCATCCCCGCACCTTTTTCGGTCGGTTTGTAGTTGGCACCTTTACCTGTGGTGGTGCGAGCAATCGGTTTGTCGTGTTTCTTTGTTGCCATTATGATCCCATCCATGAGTTCAAGGCTGCGCCCTGGCTTTGGTACGTTGATTTGCGAATTGTACCCTTACTTTCCCGATGTGCAACAGGAAATGCAAACGTCAGTG